GGTTCTCGGGATGCAGCGCGTCTCTTCCGGTGACGTAGCTGCTCACTCCACGCTGAACTGCTTCGTAGTGGTCGGCATGCCATCGCTCAGGAAGGTCGACGCCGCAATATGCGCACCGCCCTCCAAATTTCTCCCGAAGCTCAGCGCGCTGCTTCTTCGTCAGCTTCACGGCTTCCCTCCCTCCTGCTCGCTCAGCAGGGCGCGGAGTTCTGCTGCTGCCATCAGCGCCGTTGCGGTATCGCTGCTGTACAGGCGCTCCAGCAACTCACGCGGAACCACCACATGGCCTGCGGGGACGGATCTGGTGTTCCAGTCAGCGATGGCGATTTCACGCTGATCCTCTATGTCTGGGACCATCATGGTTTCGCTGTCGAGGAACACGCACTCGGCCGAGTGATCGCCTACGATCCGGTGCCAGTCGTGGTTGCTCACCAGGCGCATCGAACATCCGCAGAACGGACACGGTTTCAGTTCTTCAGCCATTGCCGTTCTCCTTGTCCTGGTTGAGCAGGGCGCGGAGTTCTTTCCATGCCTCTTCAGCGCCCGGCGTCTGCGACATGGCGCAGCATGCCCAGCGATCAATGGAGCGCTCCAGGACTTCCCGCGGAACCACCCTTGCGCGCAGTTTCGCGACTTCCTCCCTGAGCGCCTGGGCCTCGGCGGCAAGCTTGGCGTAGGCGTCATGTTCGACGAATTCCCCGTCAGGATGCTCATACCAGCAAGCCGTCGTGTCGAAGTTGTAGCGCGTCACGTCACTCATGACCTACCTCCTTGCCGGGCGCGGCGGCGAGAGATCGCAGACCATCATGGATGGCTCGCAGGTCGTCGTCGGTCGGCTCTGTGCGCAGGTACAGAACTACGGAGCGCGGATAGGCGAAGTCTCGTCCGATCCCTGACACCTCCGGCACGCTGTGCTGAGCCTGGGCGCCGAACGCTAGCGCGCCGGTGATGGCGTCTGCGATGACCTGGCGCTGGTCGATTGCCGACTGGGCTGGCATGTCATTGCCGTGCGCATTGCAAATCGCCGCCATGTTGCGCAGGGAATCCAGCAGTTCGCCCTTGCTCGGGTTCATACCGATGTCGTGGCCGATGGCTTCCCACGCCTCCAGAACGGTGATCACCTCGGAGCGGAACCCGGAATACCAGAGCTTTACCGCTTCTTCCTTGTGCAGCGGGTAGCCGAGCCCGGCTGCTTCAAGCTCGTCCTCGGTTGGCCCCTCCGGCCGCTCCGCCTCTGCCTGTTCTGGCATCACATTGCGAATCTTCAGACCGATGTATGGCGAGCTATAGACAAGTCCAGTGTCTTTGGCGACGCATACGCGCGCACTCTTGTATTCGATGACGTCGGCGCATATCCATTTCACAGGGTCGCCGTTCTCAGTTTCTAGCGGCCTTGAAAAGTCCAGCTCAGACGCCGGATGGGGCGGCGGGGAGGGTTGCGCCAGGGCGGCGCGGGCTTTCCACCCCTCCCATGCATCATTGGTGAACTTGGCGTCCCAGTTCACAGCGATATGCGCCGGCATGCCGCAGTGCTTGCGCACGAAGAGTTCAAACGCTGCACGCTCATCCCCGCCTACCTGCTCTACCGCAGGATGTGCCGGGCACGGATGGACGAGGGAGCCGTCGCCAGAAGGGCAGGTGCATTCATTTGCTTTGTTCATGGGAGCTTTCTCCAGGCCTCGGTTTCGAGGTCAGAAACAGTTATCAGTCGGCGCCGGCGCTCGATGTTTTCGAGTTGCAGGACATTGCCCAGGCTGTCGATGACGACCCAGTGAATGCCGGTTGGAATGTGCAGGTAGCGTGCTGGCGCGGGGGAGCAGAGGGCGTTTATGCGGCGGACTGCGGGGCTTTCGTCGAATGGCATGGCTCATCCTCCGGGTAGACCCGAACGCCATCGGCGCCCTGGGACTGGTTGATCGCCATCTGCTTAACCGCTCTCGCGATGCGCAGAATGTCGTCCGATGTCATAAGCTGGCTTTCTTCAGGCCAGCCGGTGACCGTCACACCGCCAGGGCGGTGATTCGCTGTTAGCTGGTGCATGGGGTTATTCCTGCTTGGGAAATGGAATCGCGGTGTTAACGATGCCCAAATCTGATGCCGTGTTCGGCGGCGATCTTGCGGACAGTGGCGCGGTCGAGGTCCATTGCATCTGCGGTGGCAGAGATAGTCATGCCCTTATCCGCGCAGTAACGGACTGTTTGCGATAGCAGCCTGCGATTCTCTCGGCGATTGCTTTCGAATGCGGCGTGTGCGGCATCGGTCTGGCCTGGCTTTGCTTTTCGGGCCGTCCTACCGCCCCACTGGGCGTCTTTGTCTCCCGATATCCCGATTGGAATGGACGCGATCTTTCCGCCGCTGGCAAGGAACGCATCTACCTGGCTGGCTATTTCGTCTCGATGCAAGTCGTGGCTCATGCTTCCACCCCCAGCACCTTTTCCATGCGCTCATCGAGCAGTTCGTAGAAGGTCTTTACTCGCTCGGACAGCTTGCGTATGTAGGCCTCATCACGATGGACACGCACCATGCAAAGTGGCATGCCTGGCCAGTAGCCGAGGAAGTCGATCCACTCGCGCTCCGAAACCCAAAGGCCTCCATAGCACTGAGCCGCGTGCTCGGAAGGCAGTTCGCCTGCGATGATCACGCTCACCAGCTTTTCCGGCACCTTGGTTTTCACCTCGATCAGGCCGTTGTCGCCGACTAGGCCATCCGGCGAATAGCCAATTCCGTGGTTGAGAATGATGCCGACCTGCTGGATCTGATCTGGCTCGGTATCTGTGCGCAGGCAGTACAGGTCGCGCACAACCGGCTCAAGCTTATGACCCCTGGCGCTGCTACCGTTACCACGCCACGGTTCGGCCTCTGCTCCGGTGATCCGCTCACCAATCAGGCGGTCCATGTATGTGAAGGCGCCAACGCCGAACCCTGCCTGGCCTTTGCCGTTAACCATCAACACGTCCAATTCGGAGCAGGTTGCGATTCCGAGGCGCGCGTCAAGCCACTCCTGGGAGCCCTGCTCCAGGTCCTTGAAGATCTGCATGATTCACCCCTGGGAGCGCTTGGCGCGCTCGCGAGCCTTGGTGAGCCGTGCCAGTGCCGCATCGAAGTCGGCGGATGGGACACTCTCAGCTGAGCCGTACATAGCTTCGAAGGCTTCTTGCGTGTCCTGAAGGCACTGGGAGAGAAGGGCTTTCAGTTGCTGCGCCTGAGCTTGGGTAATGAGCTTCTTTGGCGGCACAGCCGCGTTGCCGTCGTCGTCCTCGCCGCGAGTGGTGATGTTCAGCAGTGCGGACAGCACATAACGCTTGCCGTAGCTGACCGATGATCCAAGAGACTGAACGGCGTTCTTGCTGCCACTTGTGTCTAGCGGAACGAGCATCGTCGTCTGCTCTCGGTGTCCGGCGCAGTGCATCAGAATTCCAGTAACCGAAACGCCAGTCTGAACAGTCTCGACGCGGAAGCTCACTGCGAAACCGAACCGCTGCATGATCGGCTTAACGATGTCGTTGATGTCTTCGAAGGTCGCGTAGTTGCTGCGCTTTTGGCCGTTGACGGTGATAGCGCCACGCTCGGCAATGCTCGGCAGTTCGCTTTGCATGGCGGCCATGGATGCGTTGAACTCAGCCTCGGCGCTGCGAGACTGCATCCGTTCGTGCATGGCCATAAGCCGCTCCATCTTCTCGATGTCGCACGCAGGGTCAGCAGCGGCACGCTGGATCACTTGAAGGATCGTTGCCGACTCACCAGCTTGGATTACGGCAGCACCTTCCTGCCGCTGTGCAATGGAGTTGCTCATGATGGGCCTCAGTAGTTGATCGAGATATGAGGAACCTTGCGCTGAGCGATCAGTGTGATCGCCTGCTTGGCGCATTCCTCGGTCATGCCGCCGGCGATAAGGGCTGCCAGGGCTTCGTTGTTGATGGCTTTCTTGTGGGCCTTGTCGGCTTCACGGGCTGCTGCCTCGCGCTCGATCCTGGCCTGCTCGTCTGCCTGCCGTTGGCGCTCTGCGGCAGCGGCTTCTTCGGCGCGCCTCTGTGCATCACGCTCAGCCTGCTCGGCGCGTTGCTGTGCTTCCAACTTCTCACGTTCCGCCTTCTCAGCAGCGAGTCGCAGTTCCAGTTCCCGGCGCTCGGCGGCAGCCTTTGCCTCGGTTTCGCGGCGAGCGGCGGCTTCGCGTTCTTCCTGGGCGCGTCGTTCCGCTGCCAGGCGCTCGGCCTCGGCTGCTTCGCGGGCAATGCGTTCCTCGCGCTCTTTCTGCTCGCGAGCAGCAGCTTCGGCGCGCAGTCGCTCCAGTTCGGCCTGCTCGGCTTCATACTTCTCGCGTGCAACGAGGGCTTCGCGCAGCGCGACCAGGGCCTTGTCCTTGGTACGGGCGGCCTCGGTTTCGAACTCTTCCCAGTCCTCGCCAATCAAGAGGCCTTCCAGCCACTCAATGTTGGCTTTCAACTCGGTCGAATCTAGGTCGCGGCATTCCAGGCGCAGGTTGATCTGATCGATGCCGGCCTGGTGCTTGGCCTTGCGCATTTCCTCACGCTGCTCCCACTCAGTTAGGGGCTGGCGTACCTCTGCCTGCCAGGAGTCCAGCAGGTCACGCATGCGCTTGCGCTCGGCATCGACCTTCTTCGGCACTTCCTTCAGGTCGGCGACCAGTTCCTTTCCTACGTTGTCCAGCGCCGTCTTCGAGCGGGCGACCTTGTAGGCGATGGAGGCGATGGCCTCTCTGCCCTTGCGGGTAGTGACGTCTGGCACGAAGCCGTCGATCTCTTCGCGAATCTTGGCCAGGAACGGGTCAAGGCCATTGACGGCCGAGTAGACTTGGAGGGCGGTTTCTTTGGCCGGCACTTCGACCAGTTGGGTTTCTGCGGACATGAGTGATCCTCGCCGCGCATGCGCAGCCAGTGAAGGGATGGGTTAGAAGGGGAAAGGCGCTTACGGCGCCACTCGGCAGCGTCACCCCTGCGGGATGAATAGCGTTGCGCTAGAAGCCGCTGCTGCGGGTGTTTTCTTCATGCCGCCCACCGCCCGCTGGGGAAGCCGCAGTTATCCGGATTACCGGCCTGCTGCGGACAGGTGCGTAGCTGGTTGCTCTGCGGTGACTTCGCCAGTGATTGCGCCGCCGAG